TGGAGCGTATTGGGCTGATAAGGTGAAATGGTAATGGCATATAGTAACGATTCGGATTTAATGAAGCTAGTCCCTGACATTCTAAGTCTGGGTATAGAGTCATTTGTTTTAGAACACCCAAAGGCCAAGGCTGACATCGAACGTGAGTTACGCATTAAGTGGTGGCCGCGCAAGGGTCTATCTGGCGAAATGGATGCAACTAAACTTACCGCTTCTCAGTTTACTATGGCTTCGGCGTACCTAGTGCTTTGGCGTTATGCGCTACCGCAACTCACCAACTGGGTTGATGGTGATAGGTTTGGCAATATGATCGACTTCTACAAAGCTAGATACGGCGAGGAACTAGAGGCTGTATTGAGCGATGGGATTGAGTACGATGCTGACGGTGACGGCTCTGTTACTGTCGAAGAAAAGCAACCTGTTGGGCAGTGGCTGGATAGATGAAATTATCTATTACGTCAAATTCTAGGCAAGTGGGCGCTCAAGTTACTGCCGAAGGAAAGAAGCTATCTGGTAATGTGCAAAAGGCATTGTCTATTACTGCTCAATCCGGTATTAACATTATTCAAGAAAGGACACAAAAAGGTTTAGGCTACAAGGATGGTAAATTTAAGCCTTATAATAAAGAGTACGCCGCATACAGGGTTAAAAAGGGTAGAGGCACGTTGCCCAACCTAGAGTTTGAACGCCAGATGATGTCATCAATTACATCAAGAGCAGATAGCGAGAAGGCGGTTATATTCTTTAGAGGCGCGGAGAACTCACGCAAGGCGGCAATGAACGAAAAGAAAAGGCCGTTTTTTGGATTCTCTAGGCAAGAAGAAAGAAAGCTAAGTAAGATATTCTTTAGGGCGTTAAAATGAGCGTAAGAGAAAAGATAGCTGACAGCATAGTAGATACGTTGCGGGATGTTGTCCCCAATAAAGATATAAGCTATGTAACCAGAGAGCCGTTTGACTTTGCTAAATTATCAAGCGCACAGTTTCCAGCTATACTTGTTCGCAGTGCTGGAGAAGATAGAAATGACAGCACCATTGGCGGCTCAATTACGCAAAGAATGGCAACAATTAATTATGACCTAATTTGTTATGTTAAAGGCTCGCTGATAGACACGGCCAGAAACAAAATAATTGAGGTTGTTGAAGAAGCCCTTGATGTTGATCGGTATCGTGGCGGCAACGCACTAGATACGCAGGTTGTTAATGTTGAGGTCGATGAAGGTTCTATTGATCCCGTTGGTGGGGTCATTATTACAATCCGCGTTTTGTATCAGTACACTCGCGGCACAAACTAACTTTATATTTGAGGTACGATCATGGCGACTAAAACAGGCGCATCTGGAGTAGTAAAAGTACAAGTCTCAGGCACGACTGTTGCCGTGGTTGGCGAAGTACGTTCTTTCACGTTTGAAGGTTCAGCAGACACTATTGAAGATTCTGTAATGGGTGATGTTTCACGAACTTATAAGCAAGGCTTGGCAACAAACACAGTTAGCATTGAATGCTATTGGGATGAGGCAGACGCACAGCAATTAATTCTTGATGAACGTGCTGACGTTGATTTTGAAATCTATCCGACTGGTACTGGCAGTGGCGAAACATTCTTCACAGGTGGCGGCATTGTTACTTCTCGTAACATTTCTGGCGCGTTTGATGGAATGGTTGAAGCCAGCTTCACTATTCAGTGCAGTGGCGCAGTTACCGAAGCACAAGTTTAATTAACTTAGGGGATAAACCATGGGATTAGCTAAAGAGTTAAGAAACAGGCGAGAAGTTAAAACGCGAGAAGTATTAGTTCCTGCGTGGGGTGACGAATCTGGAGAGTTTAAGTTGTACAGCAGGGCTATTACTTGTTATGACTTGGATCAGCTACAGAAGAAGCACCCCAACTTCTTAAACAATACCACTGTAGGCGCTATGGTAGATTTGATCTGTATGAAAGCTGAAGATGAGGGCGGTAACAAACTCTTTACTTCTGCCGAAGATCGAATAGATTTAATGGGTGAAGAAACTAGCATTATTTCTGAGATAGCCAATCAAATGTTTGCAGAGATTGAGTCTGTTGAGGAAAAGCTGGGAAACTAAAAACCGATCAATCAAGGGTAAATTTACTATCTTTGGCTGATCGGCTTCACATCACAATAGCGGAAGCAGAGCAAATGCCAGTTAGTCATTTTAATGAGTGGCTTGCTTACTTTCATATAATGAGCGAAAAAGATGGCTAACAATGTACAGATAGTAATTAAGGCGCTCGACAAAACCAAGGCAGGTTTTGGTTCTGCAACCAAAGGCTTAAAGTCTGTTGCTGGGGCTGTTCTCAGTGCTAGAACTGCTATTGTCGGCCTAGTAGGTGCGGCTGGGTTTGGCCTTCTTATATCTCGTAGCTTACAGGCTACCGACTCACTAGCAAAAACCGCAAGCAAGATAGGCACAACCACTGAGGCTCTTGGTGGGTTAAGGTATGCCGCTGAAATAGCGGGTATTGAAACTCGCACAATGGATATGGCGTTACAGCGGTTTACTAGGCGAACCGCAGAAGCGGCAATGGGCACTGGTGAGGCTAAAGGTGCGATCAAAGAGTTAGGTCTTAATGCTCAAGAATTAAACAGGATGCCACTGGATAAGCGCATGGTTGTTCTAGCCAATGCGTTTGAGGGCGTTACATCAGAATCTGACCGACTACGCCTAGCCTTTAAGCTGTTTGACTCTGAGGGTGCGGCATTAGTCAATGTACTGGCTCAGGGCGGTGATGGCCTTACAGCGATGCTTGGCGAGGCTAAGGCGCTTGGTTTAACCATGTCAGGCAGTGCGGCAAAAGGCGTTGAGGATACTGTTGACTCGCTTACTAAGCTACAAAGTTTATTTAAAGGTATTACCGATCAGGTGGTGGCCGCATTCGCCCCCGCATTAGAGGCCATAGTTGTCCGTTTTACGGCTTTTCTTCAGGAGTCAATAAAGGCCAAAGGTGGCGTAGAGAACTTTGCTAGAGCGATAGCTGTTGACCTTTTAGGCGGTGTACAGATTGCACTACAGGCGTTTGAAGATTTAACTAACGGATTTATTAGCGTGTATAACACTGCGCTAAGAACTAAAGACGCATTAACAAATATCTTTACTAAAGATGAAGAAAAGAACGCTCGACAACTGCGGCAAGAAATACAAAAAATCAATAAGAATATGCAGGAGCGTGGCGAAAGGTTAAATGCTGAAAACGCCAAAAGACAATACAATTACACTCTAACAAAAAACCAACAACAGGCAGATGCTGAAAGGCTTGTTATTTTAAATGGCTTACTGTTAAAAGCGAAAGAATCTGACGATGCGCTGGGTTTGATTGCCAAAAAAGATTTTGCCAGTGGCTTAAACAAGCAAATACAAGATATCGTTGATAGCCTTGGTCAAGTATCAGATGTTATTCCAGAGTTTACTGCTCCTGCTATAGAGTCTATAAGCGATTTACAGCTTGGCTTCAAGTCTTGGAGCGACAGCCTACCTTCAATGGAGGAAAACATACAAAACCTTACGAAGCAGGGTTTAGAGGGTATGACAGACGCTCTTACCGCAGGCGTTACTGGCGCGGCAAACTTTGCCGATGCTATGAAGTCTATGGCAAAAAGCGTAGTAGATAGCCTAATTAAGATGCTGATTCAAAAGTATATTGTAGATGCGGCATTTGGTGCAATTACTGGGTTTTTTGGTGGAGGGCAAGATACATCAAATATAGTTGGGCATGCCGACTTTGTAGGGCCGATGCAACCCAGAGCGATTGGTGGCTCAGTCCAAAACGGCTCGCCATACATGGTAGGTGAGCGTGGCCCTGAAATGTTTATACCTAACTCGCAAGGGTCAATTGTACCTAACAATAAGTTAGGCGGCGGCGGTGGCGTAGTGGTCAACCAGACCATCAATGTGACCACTGGCGTTCAGCAGACAGTTAGGGCAGAAATTGCTACACTGATGCCACAGATAGCCAATGCCGCTAAAGGCGCAGTAGCAGATGCCCGACAGCGTGGCGGTGGTTATTCCAAAGCATTAGTAGGAGCATAAAATGCCATTAGCATTTCCAGCGGTAGGAATACAGAATATCAGCATGCGATTGAAGCGCACTGTTGCTGTTACCGAGTCGCCATTTACCTATGACCAACAAGTCTACGATCACAAAGGCGCTATATGGCAATGCGAGGTCACTCTGCCGCCATTAACTCACGCGCAGGCACGATCAGTTGAGGCATTCATAGTTGGCTTAAAAGGCCGTTCTGGTACGTTTACGTTCGGCCATCCTTTGCATACAAGCACAGCTACAAGCACAACTTCAGGCGCTTCTGATGTCAGGGATGAAACTCTGACAACTACAGCAGGCGCGAGCGCAGTCACAGCGGGAACGTATTTTCAGTTGGGTGATTACCTTTACATGGCTACAGAAGATAAATCGTCTGGTGCAGGCACTTTAAAGTTTCAGCCCCCTTTGCGTGGTGACATAGCATCAGGCACAGCACTAGACTTCACATTACCTAAGAGCCTTTGGCGTATGGCATCAAATGATATTGGCTGGTCAACAGATGTGGCTTCTATCTATGGGTTTAGCTTTGCATTTGTCGAGGCGATTTAATGAGCAGAACATTATCAACAGCTATGCAGGCAGTCGCTACCGCTGAAGTAGTACGGCCAATTTATCTAGTAGATTTAGAGTTCGCGTCTGGAAGCATATACCTTTGGTCTGGATTAGGTGATCTGACGTTTAATTCAAATACATATCTTGGCGCTGGTGACTTGTTGGCTGTTGGCGCGGTTCAGGAAAGCACAGACCTTACTGCCGCTGGAGCGCAGATAACACTGGGCGGTATTAAGCAAAGTCTATTGTTATTGGCTAGAGACGAGCCATATCAAGGCAGGCCATTAACTATCCGGCTTGGCGCATTTGATGAAAATGGCGATCTTATATCTTCACCTGTGATTATGTTTAGCGGGTTTATGGATGTTATGACTATTGCTGATTCAGGCGATACATCTACAATCACTGTTACCGCAGAAAATAAGTTAATAGCCTTTCAAACAACATCAGTTAGAAGATACACCGCAGAAGATCAAAAAATAGAACATCCCACAGATAAAGGCTTTGAGTTTGTAGCTAAGATTCAAGAAAAAGAAATAGTCTGGGGTAGACCTTCACCAACATCAATGAGCCCACGAGTGAACACGATGGGCGTAACAAATAAGTATTAGCCATGATCACAATACAAGATGAAAGCCTTATCAGCGTTAAGGACGATATGAAGCCGCTACTTGAAGAACATTGGCGGCTTGTTGCGTTAAATCAGGGTAAGATAAAATTAAACCCTAACTGGAAAGAATACGCCAAATTATATACGGCAGGAATATTAAAGATATTTACTGCGCGTGATGATGGTCGGCTAGTCGGTTATTTTGTTTTGATAATCAATAAAAGCATACACTATCAAGATCATTTTTTTGCCGTAAATGATGTTGTCTTTGTTCTACCTGATAGCAGGGCAGGTGCAACTGGTTATAAATTGATCAAGTATGCAGAAGATTATTGTCGAGCGTCTGGCGTTTCTTTGATGATGGTAAATACGAAGGTGCATATCCCCTTTGACAAACTAATGGTAGGGATGGGCTTTGATTTAATAGAGCGCGTTTATTCTAAATTTTTAGGAAAGTAAAATGGCAGTAGCGGCAATAGCAGGCATAGCATCAGCAGGTGGCGCAATAATCGCGGCAGGAGGTTTAGCCTTTATAGAGGGAATGGCTATAGCTGGAGCATTCGCGCTTGGTGCTGGCCTTTCTATTGTATCTCGCGCCCTAATGTCAGCCCCTGATGTCGGTCAGCAGATGACCGGATTATCCACAACTGTCAGAGAACCTGCATCCAGTAGAAAGATAATATACGGCAGAGCGCGAGTCGGCGGGTCTATTGTATATATGGACAGCACTGGCAACGATAACAAATACTTCCACATGGTAATTGCTATTGCCGGTCATGAAATAGATGCTTTTGAAGAGATTTATTTCAACGACACAAAGGTCTGGGATGGTGGTAGCTTTGTCGGCAGTTGGGGTACATACGTTTATTTTGGCTTGCATGATGGCTCACAAACAACAGCCGATTCAACTTTAGTTAGCCAGTCAACACAGTGGACTACAGCGCACAAATTACTTGATACCGCATACATATATGCAAAGCTAGAATATGATCCAGAACAATTTGCAAATGGACTGCCAAACATATCGGCAGTTATTCGTGGCAAAAAGGTCTACAACCCATCTACCAGTAGTACAGCATGGTCACAAAACCCTGCTCTGATTGTTCGTGATTATTTGCTGGATTCTAAATACGGTTTGGCAGAGTCGTCATCGAACATTAATTCTACTGCATTATCTGCGGCGCAAACTATTTGCGATCAAGATGTCAGCTTGGAAGCTGGCGGCACACAGAAACGATTTACTTGTGATGGCGTGTTAGATACAGCTAACTCTCGGCAGAATAATATTGAGTCATTGCTGAGTAGCATGATAGGCAAGCTAATACATTCGGGCGGCGAGTATTTTATAAGTGCTTCGGCCTATGTAACGCCGACAGTTACGATTGATGAGTCTTTGATGGTTGGCGCTATATCAGTCAAAACTAAGCAAAGCAGGCGCTCTATTTATAATGGCGTAAAAGGTGTCTTTAATAGTGAACAGGACAACTACATTACTGCCGACTACCCGCCAGTAATATCTAGCACTTATAGCGCGGCTGATGGAGACCCTATATATCTTGATATGCCTTTGCCTTTCACTACTAATCATGTGAGAGCGCAAAGAATAGCCAAGCGTATTTTATTGCAATCAAGACAACAGACACAGATCACTGTGCCTTGCAATCTGGCCGCTCTAAAATTTAAAGCTGGCGACACAATAATGATTACCAATGCAAAGATTGGTTGGTCTGCTAAGATATTCGAGGTCACTGGTTACAGCTTAGATTTTAGCGCATCAGGTGAAATCATTGTAAATGTTGACGCTTTAGAGACTGCTTCATCTATCTACGACTGGACTTCTTCAGAAGAAGAAGATTACCTGTCAGGGGGTGAGGTTGATTTATATGATGGCCGAACGGTTGCCGCGCCAACTCAATTTGCAGGTACAGCATCAACAGCAGTAAACCTAGATGGCACGGTTGTCCCGCAGATAGTTTCAACGTGGACAGCAAGCGTAGATGCCTTTGTTGTTAAATATGATTATCAATGGTCAACAGATAATAATAACTGGAACACAGTAGACGCTGAAGGAACGCAATTTACAATAAGCCCGACTATTGGCGGCGCTACTTACTATACAAGGGTGAGGGCTGTTAATGATATAGGTGTGCGCAGTGCGTTTGTAACCGCTAACGTTACAGCTATTGGTGACACTACCGCGCCTGCCGTAGTTGGTAGCCCGTCAGCTACCGCAGGGCAAGGTTCTATTACTTTGTCTTGGACTAATCCAGCAGATAAAGACTTTTCTAACGCTGAAATTTACAGGTCAACATCTTCTGGCGGCACATACTCGGTGGTCGGCAGTGTATCTGGCGGCTTTGGTTTGCCAACATCGTTTGTTAACGGATCTTTAAGCAATTCGACTCAATACTTTTATAAAATTAAATCTGTAGATTACAGCGGTAATAAGTCAGATTTTTCTGCCATAGTTAACGCAACAACTAGCACCGCCGCCGCATCACCCAGAGCAGATAATGGGTACGTTTATTACGCCATATCAAGTTCTGGCTCACCTAGCACCCCAAGCGCGACTTCTTACAATTATAATACTGCTTCATTTGGCGGGCTTACAGGTAACTGGCAAAAAAACCCCCCTGTTATTAACGGGGCAGATGGTAAATTTTGGGCAAGTAGCTTTACGATTACAGAGGCCACATTTGGCGGTTCACAGACAATCACGTTCTCTGCGCCTTTCGCCTCTACTCAGTTTGACGGCTTGGTAACATTTACAAATCTAAACTCTGAATTGGGAAATGCCTCTAGCACTGAAATCACTACTATCAATGGCGGCCTGCTAAAGACAGGTACTATTGATGTTGGTCAGGTGAATATCTCAGGGACTACACAGAGCAGTTTCAACATGCAATCAGCCGCCAGTGGTTCTCGAATGGTGCTAACCAATGACACTATTGAGATATATGACGGGTCAACTCTGAGAGTTAAGCTAGGGAATCTAGCATAATGGCCTATGGTCTAAAAATATATGATGCAAGCGGTAATGTCAGGCTCGATACTACCGACAGGCAAGTAAAAGTAAACTCAGTTCACCAAGGAGTGTTCACCGCTTCGGGGCAGTCTGCTACAGTCACCGGCATCACTGGATTTGATATTACAGACCCAACTTGGTCGATTGATGTCTTACCAATTAGCCTGTATATGACTCTGACAACTACAAGCGGGGGTTTTACTATTTCAAGAAGTAGTGATGATCCGTCAACATTAAGCGTTTTTTGGAAAGTGATAGTTTTTCGGACTTAATAAGATGACTTATGGTTTTAAGGCAATTAACAATAGTGATTTTATCCAGATAGATGAAAACACCGTCACTTTTCAGATACTGGCAACTGGTAGCGCATCTAGCGGCTATAATCAATATATCTCTATTCCTAATAGCTACCCAGAAGATATTTTTGTTGTCGTGCGCCCGAATAGTCCAAGTTCTTCCAGTAGCTACAATGTTCGCGGGTATATGTTTGATTACACTCCAACGGGCGGTACTAGGATTAGGCGAGCATATATGAATGCTAACAATGTCGGGCAGTTTAATTTAGCGTGTGATTATGCAATAGTTGAAAGAGCAGACGGTTCTGGATTTACGCC